CTGGACGTCAGCCCCGGTGAGGATGTTGAGGAACGTCAGGTCCTGTGGCGTCTGCTTGACAAGCCAATCCATTGGCAACTCGCCGCCGTACTTGACGTAGACCTCGGAGATCGTGTTGATGAAGTCATCCCACTCCCGGCGCAGGCGGGGGTGGATTCCACGCATCTTCTCGGCCCGTAGAGGACTGAGACGGCCAAGCGTCCCGTGGCGAGCGCGGGAGGTACTCCGGTAGGTACCAACGTTCTCCACGAATCTGAAGCGGCCCTCCGGGCGAATCCGGGAGAGCGCAGACGCCTCAATGCCGGCTTGCTTGCGAAGCTCCTGGTCGTCCTCCGGGAGCATCCAGTCCCGGTACGCCATCAGAGCCCCCTCTTCTGCCTTTCGTAGATCCGGCGCAGAGCGAGCGCCGCTGTGTACCGAATGAGGGCGGACGGAGCGTTGAGGGCAATCTCCTGAAGCCGTCTCTGCTCAGTCGTCGCCTCGACCCCCATGAACNGGCCGGGACCCGGGCCGAGGCTCAGGCCGGACGTGATCGGAAGGTCCGAGACAGAACCTTCCTCAAGAATCTGCTCAGGGGTGAGCGCCTCGTCTTCCGGCGGAGGGGCTTCCGGGATTCCGGTCGGCCCTGCCGGGGCGGGGCTAGCAGCCAGGTCAGATAGACCAGCTTCGAGAGTCTGTCGTTCGCCATAGGGAACGCTTCCCGGTTCAATGCTTCCGATTAGTTGCTCTGCGGTAGCCATTTAGACCTCAAAGTTGCCTTGGAGCGGTGGGTCCGAGGATTGCGGGGAGGGGAGGAAGGCCCTCGGCATTGCCGGGGAGCCCGCCCCGAGCGAGCGAGTCGGCCTCCACCGGGGCGCTCAGACCCTCGGCCCCGAGGAGGGCGGGCGCACCCATCTCGGGGGCGGGAGCCGCAGCCTGGGCAGCCTGGGCGGCCTTCTCCTGAAGCCGCTTCATGACCCGGACCACCTTCTCTTCCATCGTGGTTTCGGGGTTGTTCAGCTCGGTGAAGAAGAGGGCGGCTAGCTCGGGGTCGCCAGCGGCAGCCATCGAGAGGATGCCCTGGACGACGGCATCGAGCATCGCCTCCTTGGCGAGCAGAACCTCTTCCTGCTCTTCGTCTTCAAGGAAGTCGAGCTCCTGACGGGCGCGGTTCCGTGAGATGAGCCGGTCCCGCAGGTGCATCGACAGACGGATCTCTCGGTTGGCGGGATCGGACCCGGCACCGAGGCCGTAGGAAACCGTTACTTCGTAGTGCCCGGCGATGTCACGGGAGGGGGTGAAGGACTCCGGCTTCTTGCGATCCCGGGCGTCGCCGTAGATGGTCTTCNNNCCNTCGCANTAGACCTCNTCCANNTCNAGCGCCAGGCTGTCGGCTATCGCCAGCCCCCACTCGAACTGGCGGTGAGTCAGGGCNAGGGAGGCGTCGAGNGCCCCCATCGAGGCCATGATCGCCCGGCTAGAGGCGATGGATGCGCCAGGGTCGCCGGTGAGCTGCTGCGGGTAGCGAGCGGCGACGCGGGCGTTCTCTTCCAGGCGGGCGATGAGGTCCTTCACGTCGAACATCTGCTGCGGCGAGAAGACGTCGATCCGGCCCTCCATCGTCCGGTACTGCATCGTCGCCCCGGGGCCAAACCTCTCCAGGCCCTCAACGTCGAAGCCGGCCACGGCGGGGTAGACCTCTTCCGCCGTGCGCTCGATGGTCAGGGCCATGAGCTGGTGGGCCGTCCGCAGGATGTGGATGGTCTGGTCGAACTTCCCCCGCCGCTCCCCATCGAAGGTCGGGCGGACGATTTCTACGACCGGGACCCGGCTCATCTTGTTGGGGACACGGGCAAGCACCACCATGCCCCGCTTCGTGGGGTCCTTCTGGGGAAGGTCAACGATGGCGTGGAGGAACTCGTCCTTCGTGAACCAGAACCACTCTTCAACCTCGTCGCCCGCAGCGGTCAGCTTGTCCCGCTGAAGGTTCGGGTACTCACGGGTGACGTCGTAGAGGGTGCGCTTCCGTGCCACCAGGAACTCCACCACGTTGCCCTGNGAGTCCTTGACGGGGTAGTAGTGGCGCGGATCAAACCTGACGTAGTACGGATTTCGCTTGGCGGGGTCGGGCTCATCGAAGTTGGCCCACACGCCGATGGCGCAGGCCCCCGCCCCGTCGTAGTCCTGCCAGAGCTGAGCCAGCAGGACGGGGTAGTTGGACTTCTCCCGCAGCTCCCGGATGCGCCGCTCCCGCTTCCGAGCGCCTCGCTCGCCTTCCGCCCCCTGCTGGGAGAAGGGCACAGGCACCTTGACGGTAGGGACAACGGNCCCTCCCACCGCTCCGGAGTGGGCGATCGCCAACTCGATGATGTTGGCAACGGTGGGAGCCAGCGGCTCGCGGGTGAGATCCGGCCAGACCTTGTGCCAGAAGCCGTTGGCAACGAGCGTGACATGCCGAACTCGGTCCTTCCAGGCTCGATGGGCGTCGATCAGGAAGTCCCGACGTGCGAAGTAGGTACTGAGGTTCGGGTTGGACAGCGGAGAGATGGGAGCTTCGACATCTGTCGGCCCGAGCCCCGATTCCCTAGTGGTTATGGTAGCTTCAAGCAGGTCTGCCGTAGTGGACATGCTCTAACTAGTGTAGTCTAGTTACGCTGTTCTCCGATACGAACGAGACATTCTTCGTGCCAGATACGGTGGAAGCTGCCTGTTCTCGGCCACCTGCTCGGGGGTATACGGTACCGTAGCCAGGTAGCGCATCTCTCCCTCGGCAAACCACAGCGCCATCAGGGCGTCCTGCACGTCCGAGAAGGGGAACGCCACCATGTCCTGAATGAGCGGCTCCAGCCGCTTCCGGTCGTCGGGGGTCTTCGAGGGGAGGACGTAGAGCCCGTGGTTCACCAGCGGGGCCATAGCGGCCACGCCGTACTCTTCATCCCACTTCGAGCCCTTCTTGTGCCCCGAGCTGAGGGTGTAGTGCGGCGTGAGGACGGTCCCGTAGCTCTGCGCCTGGAGCTTCAGGGCCTCGTCGCCCATGATCGTGGGGGCGTAGTTGACCTCGATGACCGTCCGCTGGGGCCGGTACTTCTCCCAGAAGTACCGCATCAGGCGGTCACGGATGCCTGTGGCTCCCAGATTCTCGCCCACGAAGATGTCAACAACGGTGCGGACTCGGGTCTTGGGGTTGTATGCCACCAGTACGGCAGCCGCCCGGCCCGACACAGCGGGGTCCACGCCCAGCACGAGGATCTCTTCGGGGAACACCTGACCCAGCGAGCGGTTCGCACCCAGGTCCATCGCCTTCTCGATGGCCTCTCTGGTGAAGATCGCCTCGGTGTCCTGGACGTCCTCCTGCTGGTAGACGAGCCGCCACCGCTGCTCACCGAGGGACATGACCTCATCCCGAATCTGGCGCATGCCCTTCTGGAAGCGGTAGCCCCCCAGAACGTCGTCCCAGACCTCACCGCCGTCCAGCGGCCAGTATTCCGGCCAGGTGGACTGTTCCTCCCCGTTCTCATTGAGGACGATGGCGGGGATCTTGACGCGGCGGTAGTGCGGGTCGTCCTGCCACGCCTGGTGCCACTCGTTGTAGTTGTCGAACGGGTGGATGCGGGTGCCACACACGATCACCCGTCCGCGGTGGACACGGGACATGGCCTCCTGAAGGAACCACGACGTGATCTTGTCCCGGCGGTCCTCCGTGAGCTGGTTCTCCAGCGTGAGGGCGTCGTCCAGGATCAGCAGATCGATACGGGTTCCGTAAATCTGGGCGCCGATGCCCAGCGCCTGGACGGTCGGGTCGCGCTCACCCGACTGGCGCTGGCGAATGGTGATCTGCTTGGCGTCCCAGCGGAACCGGCCCCGAGGCGGCTCGAACCCGTTGAAGTCCTCGATCAGGTTCCGCTCGGCGTTCTCGTACAGGTGGGGCTCGGTCAGGTACCGCTTGATGCGGTGCAGGAGGTCCTCNGCCTTGACCTGGGACTTCGAGACGATGGCGATACGGATGTCGGGGTTGAGGCACATCGCATAGAGGGCGTAGCCCAGGCTGACGTGCGTGCTCTTGCCCGACTCCGGGAAGCCAGTAACGAGGATGCGGTTGACGTCGGGGTCCTCCAGCGCCTCGATGATGGGAGCCTGGTGCGGGTAGACCTCCCAACCCAAGTAGGTCTTGGCGAACTCCTTGTAGGACATGCCGGTCAGGTCCGGCCAGTCGGCGGTCCACTTGCCGGCACGGGTCTCGTCTACCCGCTTTGCCCACTCTTTGTCTCGGGATCGCTGCTGGTCGTACCACGACCGGGTGACCCCGAGCGTCTCGCAGATGTCCGCAATAGTGAGGCCCTGCTTGAGCAGCTCGATGACGGCGCTCTTGGCCCACTCCTTCCAAATTGTGGTGCCCTTCTTAGCCTTCCCGGGCAGCGGGGGGAGGTAGACCGTGCTCGTCCCCGCGATTACGGCATCATGCTTCTTAGCCAACTAGCTCGCACTCTCTCCAGTCGCCCGAGTTGAATGCCCGAACCAGCACCAACCCGGCCTGGGTCTCCTCGAAGAACATGAGGACACCCGCCTCCGAGACGATCACCTTGTCTGCGTCGATCGACACCGTGGTCGTGACCCAGGTGTCCTTTCCCAAGTCGAATGTGGTTGCAGTAACTTCCCAAGTGTTCATGGTTAGGTTCCTTTGCTCAGGTAGACATAGTGTAGTAGATCATGCGGCGTAATCATCAAGACCCATGTCCTCAGACAAAGTCCCCTTCGGGGACTCCGCGGCTGCCACAGCTCTCCCNTCCTCGGTCAAGCTCCACTGCTGGGTCNTCGAGTCGTACTCGACTAGTGGCGGCACTTGTCCCTTCAAGCCGCTGAGGGTGTTGTAGGCGGCGTCCTTCCCGACGTTCCGGTCGGGGTTCTCGTCCACCAGGAAGTCCTGGATCTCGCCCCGCTTCTTCGGCCCCTCCAGGAGGAACACCAGGACCTGCTCCCGGTAGCCCCACGCGCCGCTGGGCTTCACCGTGATGTCGGGCTCTATCCACATCGACACCTTCGTCGGATCACCCGTCGAGTCGATGTGCAGCGTNCCCAACAGCTCCCGCAGCTTCCCATCGGCGCCCCGCTGCTGTATGGNGTTGGCACGGAGCCACCCGGGGCGGTCCTTGGCGATCTCGATCGTCATGCGCCCGTGGCCGCCGGGATGCGGCTGCTGGACTACCTTCAGCTCGATGGTGACCTCGACGGCGGCGAGCTTGCGGAACGACCCCGCCCCGCCTCGCTTCTTGTTCGACTGCTTCGTCGTGGTGTGGTCGATGATGATGCCGGTGGCCCCGGCCTTCTTGACGGGGTGGAAGATGAGCCGCATCGGCTCGGTGCCGGCCTCCTGGTGGTTGGGGTCGACCCCCATCGCAGCGAGCATCTCGTCCCAGGAGTCGATCACCAAGAGGATGTCCTCGCCGTCGCTTGCNCGGACCCGAAGGTCGTCGACCACACGAAGCAAGTGGTCCTTGTCGGGGGCGTAGACGTAGTTGATCCGCTCCACGATCTTGGCCGGGTCGGTCCGCAGGTACAGGAGGTAGTCCATCGCCCGGTCCACCCCCATCTCGAAGTCGACGTAGATGACCGTCCCGCCCCGGTCCAAGTGGTCCTTTATTGCCCACAGGGCGAGCCAGGTCTTGCCCGACTCCGGCTCAGCGATGATCGACTGAACCTCCCCCTTGTAGATGATTGGCACCCCGTCCGTTCTAGCTACCAGCTCAGCTTCGGGTATGGGCCGGGGACCCGACAGTACAAAGGTCAGGTCTTCGTAAAGCATTCATGGTGCTCCAACAGTTGTGCTCAGATTGTTGAGCTCAAGTATAGGAGCTAGGTCGCACCAACTGAGAGCGCCGTGGTTGCGGGAGGGCCAGGAGGAGGTTGGGGCTGGAAGAGGCTGGAATCGAACATATGTTCGCCCTACCTACCCAGTACCTAGGGGGGTAGGGGTAGGTAGGTACCCCTCTTAATAGGGGTACGGGGGTAGGTGGGTACCCCTCCCTACCTACCCCCTCCCCCCTAGGAACTAGGTAGGTAGGNAGGGGGGTCGAGGGCACAGGCCGGGGTAGGGCCTNCCCGGCCCTGTGCCTGAGGAAGGGCCCGAGGGACCCTATNCCTGAGGNAGGCCAGAGGAACAGTCTGTGGAAGATCCTGTAAGGAAGCGAAAATGCAGCCTGACCAGGGCTTTTGGGGTGTAAGAAGATTCCGCGTGTGTATTCCCCCTACTTTATGGGG